ATTGGTATTGTTATTGGTGTACTTATTATGAATATGCGCCCCATCATCGTAAACCCCATGAAGAACTAACTCGTTCCATCTATAGAATACAAAGGTGCACGCGGCGTCGCGTCATCGTTTCCGACAAAATCACCTATAGGACCTGTACGGTTCGCGTATACATCCTCCTGTAATATCCCCACCCAGGGATTTACACGAGTTTGATCTGCTGGCTCCATCTGACGAAACACTTCAAATTGGGTCCCACCAGTTCCGTTATCTGTTGGTGGAGGCTGTGAGTTTACTGAAGCCCTAATTCGAAAAATGAGGAGATACAGTACGAAAGAAACGGCAATCACGGCGGCTATAGGCGCCACGTATCCTCTTCGTAAAAGATAAAGACTTGTGAAGAGAGTCATGGCCCCAGCAGTTGCCACGAGGGCAAATTGCCACGTGGGAAGTGTTGTGAAAAGGTCCATCTGTTATTTATCTAGGTTTTTTACGCCGAGGGCTGGTCTGGAACATCATCGTCCGGGGCCTCCTCTGCAATAGAGTCGATCTGAACGGCGGGCATCTTGCGCTCCTCCATAATCTTCGCCACCTTCTCATCCGCCATCTTGACAATCTCAGTCATATCCTTGTCCGGAAACTCCTTCTTCAGATCCTCGATAAACTCGGACGGGTGAGGGATTGGTGGAACGTCTGGCTTGGTATAAAACTTGGAGTTTTCATCGGCTGGGTCGATGTATGGGTACGGGCCAGGCTGGGGCTGTGCAATCATGTCGCGCTTGCGCTTCTCGAACATTGCAGCGGCTTGGCTCTGGTTCGCGCGGTACTTGGTCATAATCTCCTCGAGCTTCTCATTCTGATAATGCACATCCTCAATTTGTTCGCGGTCGGGGGGAACGAGGAGCCACTTGTACATGTCCACGACGTAAATGTCCACGAGGGCATCCTCCTTCTGAAGACGCTTGGCGTGGGAAGCCGCCTCGTCGCGAGTTGAGAAGCACCCGCGAATCTTGAGACCGAGCTTCTCGTTCCTCTGAGGCTGGTCGGGACCGACGAATGAAATGCACGCAAACAGCTGTCCGGGAACCGTCAAGTAGTCTTGCTCGAGAGTACCCATATAAAAGGAACGAGCGCTTATTTTTTAAGCTAAATGGCGCATTCAAATGAACACATGAGAAAGATGCACAACGATGCAAAGCGTCAGTTGATTCAACGGTGGGTCCTCCCTGGGACCAAGGTGCTCGACTGTGGATGTGGCCGTGGTGGTGATTGGCACAAGTGGAAGGCGGCTCGGGTTCACGTCTTTGCCATTGACCCAGACGCCGAGTCTCTGCGCGAGGCGGAACAGCGTGCTCACGATATGCAGTTTGGCGTTTGGTTTCTCGGCCAAGGGAGTATCATTCAGGCGGCTTTTGCAGGTCCTTACGACGTTATATGTTACAACTTTTCGCTTCAATACATTTGCGAAGATCCCGTGACGTACAGAACGTCCCTCAAGGCGATTGCGTGTTCCCTGAACCCAAACGGCCTGCTCATGGGCGTCACACCTGAAAAGGCGAGGGCCGAGGCGCTTGTGGACCAGTACGGACACTACAAGGACCCATTGGGGAACGAGTTTGCTTTGCTTCAGGGTGGGCGGCGCTTGAATGTCAGTTTGGTTGACGGGCCGTTCTATGCAGATGGGGGGCGTGAAGAGCCCGTACTGGACGCCACTGTACTTGTTCAGGACCTTGCAGCCCTCGGTCTCGACTTGGTCATATGGGAACCCATGCTTCCCGAGCCGACGGGACTCATATCAGATTTGTATTCAAAATTTGTCTTTCGTAAGAGTAGGTAAAGATGGTTTGGCCGATCGTCGCGGGTATTTTGTTTGTGATTTTACTTTTGGTGTTTTGGTACCATCAGGAACCTCCCATGTTGTCTGAACTCAAACGAAGATACTGGGCCACTCTGGACATGTTGCGTCAGTCGGGCGACCCCATGTGGAAAGGCGTCCTGAAGCCTTCGATCCTCACGGGAATGAGCGGCTGGAACAAGTCCAAAGGGCCTATAGGTTCAAACGTGAACAAAGGGTACGAAATTTACATCTGTCTGGATGGAGACGATGTAAATTCGGCAATGTATGTACTCATTCACGAGTTGGCGCACATGTCTGTGCCCGAGTACGATCACACGACGCATTTTTGGACAAATTTCGAGGCGCTCAAAAAACTTTGTGTTCAAAACGGTTTGTACACGCTAGATGGGGAACGCACGTATTGCGGGGACACGGTGAAGGACGGGTCTAAAGATTCGTAGGGCGCTGAGGCGCTTGCGCGCCTCAGTTTTTGTCCACCACGTACTTCTTAATAATGTAAAATACGAGGGCTGCAATGAAAGCCGTGACAGCCAAGCCTGTGAGCGACACGTCACCCGACTCGCCCACAAACTTGGGGACCATCGTACGGAGCCGAGACTGGACTGGCTTGGAGAAGGCAATCACGGCTGCGACTCCGGCGAGAGCCGCCTGATACTGCTCGTCCGTCAGGCCAAACGGATTTCCAGACGCCGCACTTTTCTTCTTCTCGGGAGACGAGACGTGTGTCCGAGAAGCCGAGGGCGCCTGAGGCTGCTGAGGGCCGCCACCGTACGGGGATCCGGACACTTCGTTTTGCATCAGTTCATCAATTGGTGTTGAAAAGTCAGCCATTTGAGATTCGTCAATCTTTTTTTCTGGTCTCAATAAACCCGTGGGAACGGACTTCTGGGAGGCTTGAGGGTCCCGAGAAAGAGCTTGGCGCGCAATCTCTTCGTTTAAAGGCATTTCTTGCTGGTCAACAATATCACTTATAAGAGAACTTGCATCTGGATCATACGTGAGCATCTGAGCCATCTTGAATTTTAAAGGGAAATTAAGAAAGGATGTCAAGCGCGCTTGACCACATTCACAGACCCTCCTCGTCTTTTGGCGGTGGGTTCGGGTGGCGGGGGCCTCTGTGCGGCCCGTGCACTATAGTGCCTCTGGTGGTACTGCCAAAACGCTGGAGACCCGACTCGGAAGTTTCGTCTGATGGGCGCCTTGTACCAAAAGACACAGTCTGTGATTCTGTTGCTCTTTGACGTGTTGTCCAGAACAAGACACTCGTAGTTTTCGGTACATGCATCCATAACTTGACAAAACTGGTCAAAGTTTGGAAAGACTCCGAAGAACGCCTTGTATAGGTTCTCGCGGTTCTGTCGGACGTTGTCTCGGAGCGCAAACACGTAGTCTACGTTGGTTCGAATCATGGGGGTCATGTCCATGCAGTACTGGGTCGTCATCATGAAGAAAATCTTCCAGTGACGCCCGTTCATAAAGAGTTGTCGGATTGCCGTGTCCCTCATAAAGGCTCGGTCGTACATACAGTCGTCCATGAGTACAAAGACGGGGGCACACCGGCCGACAGCCAAGAGCTTCTTCTGACGCTCTATGAGTTTCTCAAGAGCGTCACGATTATAGTCCCCAAAGACAAAGAGGTCAGGAATAAACTGTTTATAGTATCCGTTTCCCTCTTCAGTGCCTGACATGGCGATGCCGGCTGGCAAGTGTTTCTTGTTCCACAAAATGTCAGTGACGAGTGTTGATTTACCCGTTCCACGTTTGCCTATGAAGACGCAGACCTTGTCATCACCCATCTTGGACGGGTCGAACTTTCGGAGCGCCAAAGACATACTCCTTCCTACATTTTCGAAACAAAATTCAGAGTGGACTGGAGCGCGATGTACCCGTCTGAAAAATATTACTCCGTACTAGTAGGATGTCCGCAGGATACATACAACTCGCTGCAATTGGACAACAAGATGCGTACCTTTCTGGTGAACCACAGGTGACGTATTTTTCAGGTGTGTACAAGAGACACACGCCTTTTGTGCTCGAGGCGTATGATATTCCTTTTAACGATCAAATAATAACATTTGGGGGCACGAGTATTTGTCACATTCCACCAAAGGGGGATCTTATACGGGGCCTCACACTCAAAATGACACTTCCGGCCCTGTACAATCCGGGAAATGACTGGACGTGGCCTCTCGCCCCGAGTCCGACGAACGTTCCTCAGTTGTGGTTTGGGTTTACAAATGGGACTATAGTCCAAGCTCAAGGATCATATCTCGTTCCTTATTATTCGACAAAATTGTATCAGTTATGGTCATCTTCTTTTTTTCCAAATTATGGAA